ATGCACGAGTTTCTTCATCCGCTGCTTTAACAAGGTTGTTCATTTCTTCAACTAAACCATTACGTTTTTCAATAAGTTTTTTTAAATTCATGCTATCCTCTTTTCTTTGCATTAAAAAAGCACCCACATATGGTGGATGCTAAGCATTTAATTTATTCAAAATGTCATGATATTTCTGATTGCTGGTTTCTTCTTCATCATCAGTCTTACGTTCTTCAATATCATATTCCAATGCACCTGTTGCAGTTTCGTTAGATCTACATTCTAATAAATCTTCACCTTCATCTGCTCGTACATTAATAGATGTTGCAATATATGCTGGGTTCACAGATAAAATACTAACTTCACTTACATCAATAGACTTTAATGTGCGTACTTCTGGCATATTTTCTTGTTTATCCCATTCATCTTCTAGTTTTCTAAAACCAAAAGACCAGCCTTTAAGTTGTCTATTTTCTGCTAGTTGTACTACTTCCGCATCAGATACAATAGCTTTTGCGTATAAACCAATGCTATCTTCTCTTAATTCTAGGGAGCCGTCTTGTTGGTCTCCCAACTTTCTGCGGTGGTTGAAGAGTAACTCTACATTGTTATTACGTTGTAATGCAGAATTGAACGCACCACTTTGTACTTTTTCTAAAAAATTACCCCTTACATCACGAATAGGTTTACTTAAACGCTCTGTAACGTTCACATAACCCTCAATCGTAACTGCACCATTACGGACTTCAATTTTCATCATTCTCACCCCCTTTCACAGATTTTAGTGTAGTTAAATCACCAAGTACACCAGTATTTGGTGTGTACACTTTCTTCGTTTGTGGATAATAGAATACGTTCGCAAGGTTCATACTTACGAAATCGATACCCATAGGGGATAAGTCCTCACGTTGACGAATTTCATCAACGTTAATCCAGTTGCTATCCAATGCAGTCTTGTATGCATTAAAGCGTGTAAGCATATCTGCTTTTAATAGATCATTCATATCTAAGCTAAAATACAGATTACCTTTTTCAGTTTCAAGCAACATCGAACGATTGATAGCTTCAACAAAGCAATTCACAATTGGCATAATCGTAGTTTTAACAAAAATATTAAACGCTTTTTCATCTGTAAAAGTTTTATCAGTAAAACCAAACAATTTATAAATTAAGTCAGCGTTTGTCTGTTTACTTTCGTTGAGTTGGTTTTCTACGGCAGTACTATCAGCACTTTCAAATGTAATACCCTTATTAAGTACAATTACATCACTAGTACCTAGTTTAGCCGTCATCATTCGCCATGCTTTTTTGAGCGCTTCTAAGGCTTTGACTGTCAATCTCCCCTCAGATTTAAGGAAGCCTTTACGCACACCCTTACTGATTACACCATTTTCATATACAAGTGCATTGTACATACTAGAAATTTGTGTAGCGTTATCGTCTAATAACCCTCTACCATGCACCCCATCGTTGCTATTTCTAACAGCACGCATGATATTAAAGTTATCATAGTAACTCCCATCTACTAAGAATAGTACAGTCCTATCAATTAGTTTGCCGTTATCTAGCACGCTTACACGATATTTAGGCAAGTATTGTAACGATGTAGCACTGTTACCATCTTTCCCAATGTAACAATAACAAGCACCTTCCATGATTAGATCATTAATCATGGCTTGCTTCGTTTCGAACGCACCTAGCGTTGAATTTGTTTCAATGTTCAATAGCTTTGTACGTTCATCGTCTGTGATTTCTGTAATAGTATTACCATCTCGTCTATACAGTTTGATAGGAATACCAGCAATAATACCACTAATCAAAAACAATGCACTTGCTACCGCTGGCACGCTTAATGCTTGCCTACGTGTTACTGTTGTAGATGCATCAAAGCTAGGAAGTCCTAAGTCCACATCGTCAGCTGTATCAATGAATGAGTTTTCACTTACTACCGCTTCTTCTCTGACCTCTAAACCAAAGATATTTTTAATTAATCCCAATATTTCACCCCCTTTCTACATTTGCACTACCCAATCAAGGGTACTATTAAGCATATAATTTTGATGTAATAGATACATCGCATTGATGCCAGCTACTACCATATCAACCTTACCTCTTGATTTTTTCTTGTTTACATAGCGGTTCATGTTCGTATCATACACGCAACGTGAATTTTCAAAGTTTATTTCAAGTAATTTGTTACCTTTTTCATAAACAAGATTGCCATCAGCCACCAATTCCGCAAGCCATTTAGTCGCTGGATGTAACACACTAGAATGTTGTTTGATTTCTACCATCGTATATCCAGCATCTTCTAACTTCTGTGCAGTTGATAAAGCATTGTATCTATCATAGCCAATACCCATTACAGTAACCCCATATTTAGCTTCTATTTGCATTATGTAGCGTTCAATAGCACCATAATCTACAGTACGATTGCCACACGCTATACAATAGCCAGCATTAATAAAATCACGATATGGAATACGTTCCAGTTTTGATTTTTCATCTATCCTATCTTCTGGTACAAATGCCACCGCATCAAGGTATACCTTTTCTGTTTCTTCATCAAAAGCCACCATAGATACGGCACAGTTATCTGTAGTCATAGCCAAGTCAACACCAAGGAACACTTCACGGCCACTCCAGTCGATATGATCTATAGCACCTTTCTGTAAATCGGCTACGTTTACAAAACTTTCACTACCAGCACCGCTATATATGATATTGCAATGCTTTGTTATGAAGTTCTCACGCTTACTTTCAATCTCTATGGCTACTTGCCTTTTCGATTTCAAGTCATCCATGATTTCTTCCATTTCAATTGCTAGTGGGTTACTTTGTTCTAGTACTTCATCATTTGTGGCCCATCCTTTGGTATCATCTGGTTCATATAACAAGGCGAATACCTTATCATCATCTACTGCACCATTCAATACACGCTTTGCATAGTCCACTTCATCTTCAAATGGATTGTTAAGTGTAGGATATTTAGTTGAAATTATGAAGCCTAGCTTGTTCAAGATAGTTAATTGCCCTGACCTCATAGCTTCAATAGCATAGGTATTAGGCAATGCACCTGTTTCATCTACTAGAAATACACTAGGCAACTTACCATCTAACCGCCCTGTTGAGTAGTTAAGAGGTGTATATCTATTTTCAGTAATATTGCAATGGATATAATCACGCAGTATTTTAAACTTTTCTTTGCCATTCATCTTCCCCAGTAGTGCTGGACTACTTCTGATTATCTCTTCAATAGCCGTTTTAATCTCACGAGATAGTGAACCATCTGGTGCTACTGAATAGAATTTAGAGAATTTAGGTTCAATGAAGAAAAGCAAAATAAAAAGAACCGCAATTAAAAATGTCTTGCCGTTCTTTCTGCATATCTCCAATATAGCGTTTTCATATCTTCGTTTATCTTTATTATCACGTTCTACAGTACATAGAATAGCTATGATGAATAACCATTGAAAGCCAGCCATTGCATCATACACAGTAGAGTTTGCTTTCAATCCTTTAGGCATTACCATTAGTTTAAGTAATTCGCCTATAGTATGCACTTTGTTATCATCAATCATGTAACGGCTATCTTTACCATTGGCAATAGTAAGAAATTCCTTTACTTGTAGTTTGACATATTTAGGTGCATTGACTTTACCCTCTGCTACATCCATTGCGTACTTGTAGGCTGGATGTTTCTTATTCATCAACTACTACCCCCTTGCAATACATTAAGCAATGGATCTTGTTCTTCTTCTTTTTGATTAGCTACAAGCACACCCAGCTTTGCCCTAGATTGTGGAGATAGACACAATTCATCACATAATTTTAAATAGGTTCTTACTAGTTTTTCTTGTGTTGCCACAAACTCCCTATCAATTGCAAGTGTAGGCTTTTTGGCCACACGCTTATTTGCCGTATGTAACATATCAATAGCTACGCTAGCTTGAATAATTGTTTGTGTATCTAATCGGCTTAATACTTTAGCTTGCCTTAATGCATCCACAATAAAATGAAATGCTTCTAATTGTGTTTTGGTTAGATAGCTTGGCGGTTCTATTTCCGCATCATCAATGAACGCATTTTCTACAGCAATGCGTTTTTCTTTTTCTGCCTTTGTTAAATGTTTCTTTGTAGTCCTTGCTGATACAGCCTTTCTCATGTGTCCACCTCCTTTCCTCTATCTTGCAGCATCCTTGTATAGGCACAATATAAATAAATATATATTCACGTGCGCACGCATGTCCCATTAGGGAAAATTGTGTAAATTGTGGTGAGCAGTACGGTCTTGGCCTTTTTCGCCAAAAAATTATTTTATGGTAGGGGGGGTGCTAATTATTTTTTTCAAGTACTCCCTCTTGTATTCTCCATGGTCTGCTTTGTAGTGATGCATCTTGCATAATGTAATCAAGTTCTTTTCATCCGTACGCTTCTTCCATGCTTCGTGTAATGGTTCAATGTGATGTACATCTAAGCGTTGCCCTACACTAATATAATTATCTTCGTGCAAACATAATCTACATAGATGTTTATCACGATCTAATATATTTCTTCTGCAGTCTTGCCATTCAACACTGCTTCTGAACTTCCGTTCTTTCCTTCTGCTATCAGATGCATTTGCATGCTCCTGCTTGTAGTTGCGCTTTGGCTTATGTGGACATTCTCCTTCATGTATTCCTCCACAATAGCTACATGCTTTTAGCATTGCATCACCTCTACTTTAATACCGTATTGCTATTACGCTTTAACTTCCCATGTGTCCTTCTACATAATCCGCAATTTGTTTTTCTTGCATCATTCTGTGTTATGTAGCTTTGACATATTCCCTCATATTCAATTGTGTCTGCAGTACAGATGCCATATTTATTATTAAGGCATCTATCTCTGTTACAACATATTCTAGTCATACATCATATCCCATTGCTCTACGATTTATTGCGTAGGCTTCATCATATGTAATACCTTCACGCTCTGCTACTTTATATAAGCAATCATCTTTAGTTGGATATTGTCCACTGTGTGTATTGATATGGCATTGTGTACAGAGTTGTATTAAGTTCTCCTTAATATCTCCACCACCACTGCCACGTGTATTAATATGATGCGGTTCTATATTCGTTCTTTGTCCGCATATTTCACAATATGGCTTGCGAACTTCTTGTATCGTTTTCTTGGATGTAATTCTTTTATGCTTCATCAAATACCCCTTATAAACTAAAAAGGACCGCATCATACTGTGTTGTGCGACCTGTGTATGATGTAGTCCTTAATAGTGTGTAGTTTTTCTAGGAGGCTTGTTGAAAGTGTTCTCTTCATCCATGCCCACATATAGTATCCCATAAATTGATAGTCAAATACTATCAACCTTTTTAAAAATTACTTCAAAATTTCTAATTGCACGCTTATGCAGATTGTGAATGTTTTGCACCGAACACCCTATTAATTCTGCTACCTTTTCCCATGTGTAACAATTAATGTATCTATCAATCAGTACCGCCTTTTGCTTGGCACTAGATATTGCGTTAATAAGAAATCTTGCTCTTTCCCTTTCTCTTAGGTAACCGCTCCACTCCCTCATTAGTTCATTTGATAGTGCATCAATATTTGCTATCTTATCTTCAAATGTGATTGGTTGCCCTCCGCTTACAATGTCTTTGCTATAGTCTAGTGCTTGCAAATACATAATATCTTGTTGCAGCCTTAACACTTCTCTTTCCTTACATTTGATATTCAAATCAGTATCACGTATCTGATTTAAATATTCCCTTCCTGTCATCGGCTATTATCTCCCTGTTCCTTTAATTTATCGGTCCATTCTTTCCATGTATATATCGGCATCCCTTTAGCTATTGCAAATGACCATTCCCCAATACATCCTTTAGATGTTTCCCAGTCCCCACATAATACTAATGCATCACATTTATTTAGCATGTCCAAACATATTTTTAAGCCTTTTGAATATTGTGTATCAAAGTACAACATACTGAAATTGTGAAGAGGTGATAGATATGTATTGTTCTTGTCTATCATTACTAGGTTTTCCATGATTGTATCAATGGAATACTTATTAGCTTTATCTCCGCCAAATGGATGTGCTACATAAATTAATTGGTTTTTAATCATCCGCTTCTCCCTCTTGTACTAGATCATTGATGTGAAATGTTTCACCCTCAACCGCATCAGCTTCTAATTCTTCTTCCCATAGTTTCCCCTGCGCTCTTGCACCTCTTACAAACATTTCTATTTCTTCTACCAATGGAATTAGTTTATCTTGTGTTTCCTCTTCTACTGGAAGCCATGAAGTGCTAATTGTACATTCATCACCTTTTTTGTTAGTAATTAAAAGCACATACTTTACTTCTGTAACAACTCTAGGCATTTCTTTATGCCATTTAAAGCTAATGGATTTAATCTTCATCCACTCTTCTTCAAATAGCTTAAATACTTTAAACACTTCAAATACTAATGCTCTTGCATTTACATATGGTTCTAATATCTCTGGTCTGAAATCGTCCTCCGTGCTTAATTGATATGTTTCAGTAATACCAGCATTATTTGCTTTCTCATACTTTACTTTCTTTTTATCCCCAAACCCAATGCTTAGTATCCTCATTTTTGTTTTCCTTTCTTGTAGTTTTCTTTTCGTTGCTCAAATCGTTGCTTATCTTCGCATATCCAATCACCACAAAGTACTCTATTTTGTTTGTTGGTATAAAATTTTTTCCCGCACTGTACACAGTATCTTGTGTATTTAAACGCTTTCTCTAATCGTTCTTCACGCTCTTGCTCTAGTTGTTCCTTTGTCTTCCTAGGCTCTACTGGTTTGCCTGCTCTACAGTTTGGGCACCATGTGCTATGACTATCTGGTGTAAATAACCTATCACATCTATGACACTTTCTTTGCATTTCTTATCCCCCTAGCTATTTATGTGTTCTTCACATACTTTCAATATGTCCTTAACTAAATTAATTGGAATATTTGACCTGGTATTATATCTATTCCCTCCATTGTTGTAATGTTTTAATCCTATCTTTCCTTTTACTCTGTTACTCCTTAGCTTTAAATCTATATTGCTCCCAAATTTTGTTGGCTTTTGTACTTTGTATCCGTAATTGTTATAGTATGTAAGATTTTCATATGGAATATGGAACCCTATTACATTTGCAATATATTCCCATATTCTTCCATATGCAGGATTTTCTATAACAAATATCTTTGGTTTATAGTGATCAATGATTTTTAATGTGTTATATATGCACATTTCACCATTTATTCTTGTCAAAAATGATTTGTCATATTTAAATTGGTATTTTTGATAATCATCTTTGTTCCTAATCGTAAATTTACTATTTTCTTCATATTCCCCAAACAATGATGTTGTTATGCCTTGCTCTTGCTTCCAACATGCATTGCCACCTTTCATTGCACTAGCAACGCTCCAACTTTCACATGGTGGACTAGCTAAGATTACATCTGGTGGTTCTAATTTATCCAATACATCCAATAGAGCCATTGGTTGGTGTAATGTATTAACTGCTAAATCTTGATTAATACATGCATCCCCAATCCCTATGGAGATTATCTTATGTTGCCCCCCCTCATTCATATTAAATTCATCTACTGCCTGTTTATAGCATCCGTTTCCGTCATCGAACAGGCCCCATATGTTCATTGTCTAATACCTCAATCTCTTACAGTACAGCTATATCCTTTTAGCTTTCTCATTCTGTGTCTAATGGTTCTTACATTATCTCTAATGTATTTACACGCATCATTCTGTATGTTCTTTTGCTCGTTGTATTTATCTAACTGCACTCTCCATTGAATGTAGCTTTCACATTTACTGTGGCACCCTACTTCTCTAAATTGGCACTCCCTGCATGGTGGTTTCATAATAACTCCTTGCCCATTGATTTTATACTTTGTTCCCCATATATACGCTTCTTCGTATTCTCGCTTTTGTCAATGCTTCAGATGCTACAAAAATATATCCCCAATGTGGGATGAACACTCTTCTGACTTCCTTTGACCGCCCTTTTACAATATGATCATGTGCTTTCATTATGTTTCTAAATCTATCACTCATGCTCATACCTCTCTAATTTATTGCCTATTACTTTTACTTTCCCATTTTTCAATACAAATGCTAAGTCAAAATCTAATACCACATCATCTAGTTGTGTATCATGCTGGTTGATTGTCTTGCATCTCCATTGGTATTTATCAACGCTGTAATATACTTCCCCTACCATTGGTGTGTCTTGTATTGATATACAATCAAACTCTATATGGTCCTTTTCGTATATTCTATTTCCTAGCGTGTCTTTTGCTTCACTACCTCTGCATAGTGTTCCGTCCTCAATTGGTACCCATGCATATGTATCATTTTCTACTGCTAATAGTCTTATTTGTGAGTAACTTTGTTTTATTTCATCACTGCTTACCCATTCTGACCTGTTCACGTTCTTTCGTAGGCCTTTATATATTAATGGTTTCATGCTACCTCCTCACACACTGCATTGATGCCCAGCTTCTTTAATAACTCGTGTATCATCAATCTTCCCTTTTGTGTCCAGCGTGTAGATGCTTTACACTCCAATCTTCCGTCTGTAGTCATGTATGTGTGTGTCTTAGTTTTTGTGTACCCTTTACGCATTAAATCACTATACAAAATCCATTGACCGTTTACGCTTCGTTGGATGTGTGCATCATGTAGTATTTTGTTTAATGCTTTAGCACTTAATCCATAGTCTGCAGCAATCTGTGTTACTGTCATTGCATTTGTACTGCTTAAAATTTTGTCCACATAATCAACCTTTGGCTCATATTCTGCTATTTGTTGTTTCTGTTGCTCAATAATAGCCTTTGATTGGTTATGTGCTTCTACTTCGTCTGCGTATAATCTCAATGCTTCTGGTAGTGTCTTTGGAATATGTACCCCATAGCTACCTGTTTTTCTAATTTGTGGTAGTACTTCGCTAGTTACCCACCGTTTAAATTTCTTAGCGCTTGGCATCTTCGATTTCAATATCAAGGAATATAGTCCAGACTCATTGATCAGATATGTTTCCCTCTTCTGACCTGTGTCGGCAATTTGCCAACGCAGCTTATCTTCTTCATCAATATGTTTTCTGATTGCATCTGCAGTATCTTTATATCCAAGTGCAGTTGCTACGCTCTTGGCTACAAAGTACACTTCATCTTCAATAATGATTGTTCTAAGTTCCCCAAACTCATTACTGTTAAATAGTGTTGTTACATGGTTCATAACTTCGCCCCCTAGTTTTAGGTAAGGGCGGATATACCGCCCACCTATTTTATTTGCTTACCGCATCAAGTCTTGCTGTTAATTCTGCAATTTGTGCTTTCATAGCTTCAATTTCTCCGTCACGTTTAGCTTGTGGTTCATATTCACTATGTTTACCAAATTTGAAAGATGCGCTTACGTTGTACATGTTTTCACTGCCAAATGTACCTGCAATGCCAAGCAATACTTTTTCATTTGGTCTGTAGTATGCACCTAATGCCACCGCATTGGCATTTTTATAGTGGCCATATGCTACAGATGTGCTAAATTTATCATTTTTATTAAATTCCATTGGATGTAATCCAGCTAATGCAGCCGCACTTGCACCCACTTTATTAATTCGTCCATCCAATTGCTTAATGTCTGCTTTTAAATTTGTTAATGTATTGCTTGCTTGATGCTCTAATGTATCAATGCGCTCTTCATGATTTTTCAATACACGATCATTAGCCTTGATAGCATTTTTATTATTTGCAATATCCGCATCATGTTGTGCAATACGTTGTGTGTTATTTTTAATTGCGTTCTTATGATTTGCTAGTGTGTTATGTACTGCAGTATTGAATTGTTGTTGTGCATCTAGTGCTTTATCAATATCTTCACCCATTGTATTAATGGCATCATATGCAGCATGTAGCTGTGAACCATTTACTGCATCAGTGGAAGATGCATCCACTCTGCCTGCTGCAACATTCTGTACTTGGCGAACATAGTTTTTTACTCCGCCAAAGCCTGCACGTTGTTTACTACCTACACTCACTACTGATGTTGCATCTGTACCAGCAAATACATATGTTGTATTGTTTACCATTGCTTGTAGTTGATTTACCGCATCATCAGTTACACTGTTTGTTCCTAGTGCAACGCTATTTGGCTTGTCCGCCACAATGTTATTGCCAATGCCTACCGCATCAATTGAAGTTACTTCTGCATGAGTGCCTAGCGCCATTGCTCCTTGGCCCCCTACTTTGCTATTTGCACCAATCACTGTTTGCTCTTGGCTGTTATCTACGCTTGTATTGTTATATCCAATGAATGTGCTTTGACCTGCGTTGATAGTGCCATTATTTGCACCAATGATTACATTGTTATCACCTACTACATTGTTATTTCTGCCTAGTACAATTGTGCTTGTGCCACTTACTGTTGTATTAACTCCAAGTGCTGCACTGTTATAACCTGTTACTGTTGGTTGTGTTGTATTTGGTTCTGTAGGTCCTACAACTAGATCACTTGCATATGCACCATTAACTACTGCGCTTAATACCATTACTGCTAACATTACTTTTTTCATTGTTTTCTACCTCGTTTTGTTTTAATTCCTAATTGTTTACAAATATTTCTAATTAAGCTTTGACTTACTTCTAATTCTTCTGCTATTTTTCTTTGGCTTAGTCCTCTGTCAATCAATGGCTGTAACACATCTGCATTTATTTGTTCCTTTAATCCCAATACTTTTAATGCATTTCGTTTATCCATTGCACCGTACACTACCGCACCTAGTGCCAACCAATTTATGCAATTCATCGGAACACCTGCCATGCTTGTGTTTTGCATGTTGCCCTCCTATTTTGCATAAATCTTTGTAGGACTATAAGCAGGGCAATCTTCACATTCTTCTTTTTTCAGCCAATGTAAAGTGCCTGCCGTTTTTCCTTTGAATACTTTAATTGATGTTTTTCCTTTTGGGCATGATGCTTTTACCCATAATGCACCGCTTTTTGCTGGTCCAAAGGAATGGCTACATATTTTCCTTGGTCTACCTCTTCGCATATTCCTTCCTAGAATGGAATTGTTTCATCATCATCTACAAATCCATTTTCAAAATTACTTAATCCACTTTCATTTTGTTTAAGGCCATATGTAAGATTTTTGACTACAATCTCTGTGATGTATCTTTTACTTCCGTCTTTTTCGTAGGATCTAGTTCTTAATTCGCCATTTACTGCTACAAAATCACCTTTACGTAACCCACTGTAAAGTTCCGCATCAACCCAACAAACTATGTTATGGTACTGTGTTGTTTGTTGCTCGTTTACATATTTATTGGTTGCCATTCTAAATGTAAGTACTGGCTTTCCTGTTTTTGTGTATCGTAGTTCTGCATCTGCCACTACGTTACCGCTCAAAAATACTTCATTTACGTTTATCATTTATTTCTTCCTCCCATTTCTCACATTCTTTGCTAATTACGCATAACGACATTATTGCCACTCCTAGCATTGCCCCTATCACAATTCCTATCCCTAGCAGTTCCATGTTTTACCTCCTCAATTCTTATCAATCTGTAAAATCTATAAGGATAACCTTCATCAGATACAGCTTCAACTACACTGTCTGTTTCCACGTAATAGCCTTTTGGTGGTTGGATATAATCCCTCCACTCGCTTGGCTTCAATATTTCTGTTTTTACTTTTGGCTTTTCTAAATTTTTGCTACTATTCCACCTGCGCTTAAATGCATCTTCTTTATCTGAATAGCATGCACTTCTTTTTTCTTTTACAAAGTAGCTTGCTAATCTCACTGCATCTTCTGCTCTTCCTTGATACAACATCAGCTTATGCATCCCATGTGGCCAAAGTTCATTCAGTTCATCCGAATATAGTTCTGCATTGTTGATGATCATGTGGAAATGTATTCTTGTTTTTCCCTCCGCTATGTAAATGTATTTCAATTCTTTATCCAGTTTTTTATATCTACGTTTAAGCCGTCTTATAAAATTCTGAATATCTTTCTTTGCATCTTCCCATGTTGTAGGCTGTTCTTTATATGTTAGTGTGATGTAACAATCATTTGTAGTGAAGTTATTATCAATCAACATACGCAGCATTGCTTCTGCTTGTTTTTCATTTTGCTTTCTCTGTGCTTCTGGTGTGATGCTTTTCTTTTTTACACGCTTGCCATTCTTCCTATATGTTCTTGATGTGTGATAATCAAGTACTTCTATCATGTTTTTAGATATGACTTTTTTACGCTTCCTCATCGTAATTACCCCATGGTTGATTTGTTAATACTTTATATCCAGTTAATAAGGAAAAGCCTTCAAATGAGCTTTTCCCTAGTCTTTCATGCCCATGTGTGATATAATTACGTTAGGTTTGGTGCGTAATTACGTGCTTGATTAGGCTACTTTAATTAGTGGCCTTTTCTTTTTGCCTAGGATAATTGCAATGCATGTCACCTTGTTCAATCTCTAAATATTGGCATGCATCGCAATGTTCCATACATATAATCCCTTTAGCCTGTCTACAGTGTATGTAGGCATGGCTTTTTTTATTGCACTCATCACATATGCTGCAGTGTTTACTCATTACAAGTCACCACATCAAACAATATTTCTCTTGCCGTTAATGCAAGATGTACCTTGTACTCTTTAATTGGGCCTTTACCTGTTATGCGTAATACATATTCCCCTGTCTTTCGCTTAACAAAAATAGCGCATCCATTAGCAAGAATAGTAAAGTCTAAACTTGCGCTTTTATTGCTTACGCTAATTGATGTAATTCGTTCCCTTAAAACTTGCATTTCTTCATCATCAAACATTAAATATGTTTTTAGTAGATCTAGTGCTTTTTCTTTTTTGTCTTTCATGTTTTATCACCTCCTTAACCCTGCCTAACATCCAAATTGTGATACCAGTTGTTATTGTTAAAACTATATTGATTAGTATTTGCCAGCCTTCTGCTTGCTCAATTCCTCCATATAGTCCTAACCCCAATATAGCCAGGCACCATTGCAATGTTGTTATTAAATTTATAATGTTCATCTCTTATGCCCCCTTTAGCCACTTCATGTGTTGCCCTTTCATCCATGCTTCAAATTTATCTACATGTACCAGCGTTTGTTGTGGTCCTAGTTGCATACAGATTTCATTAAATCTACCTTCATTGCGGATCATATCTATTCTTCTATAGATATACATTTTGCTCCGTCCCCATATCTTAGCTAGTGTGCTAATAGGAACATACTTTGGTTGAACACTTTCCATTACTACACGTTCCTCCTTGTTTAATCCTCTTCCCCTAATTTGCTAATATCTACCTTTACGGTGTATCCGTCATTTCTTGCTTCTCGAATTGCATCGTTTAAATCGTTTATCTTATTTTGTATGTTTTCCATATGTCTTTGGAATGGACTACTAAACTTACACTCTAACTTTCCAGCTATTCTTATTTCTTTCATTTTCTCCACCCTTTAATATCGGTTTTCCGTTATTTCTTTTGAAAAAAAAGTTCATCAATTTTATTCATATCTAATTTCCCACATTCCATATTGTTGGCCACTCTGTCAATTTCTCTTTGAGTGAATGGTACTTTGTTTGCTAAGCGTTGGCCTAACTGCGTTGTACCAATGCCTAAGAAATGAGCAAACTCTTTTAGATTATGAAAATGTTCTTTGATAAATGCTCTTAGATTTGTATAATCAAATTCCATTTCTGTACCTCCTTTTTTAATTATCGGCTTTCCGTAATTCAATAATACACTTGTTTCTCTCTTTTGTCTATCGGTTTTCCGTTTAAGTTTAGTTTAATATTTATAAAAATATGTTTACTTTTGACGGTTTTCCGTTTATAATAAGCGTATAGCAAGTATTAGAGGAGAAGTTATCATGAGTATTCAATTTATAAATCGTTTAAAAAGTGTCATGAAAGAACGCAAAATAACTCAAACTGAATTAGCAAAGCGTACTGGTATCCGTCAATCTTCCATTTCTGATTGGTTAAATGACCGATATGATCCAAAGCAAGATAAAGTATATATTATTGCTAAAGCATTAAATGTTAGTCCTGCATGGCTACTTGGTTATGATGAGAATATTCCAACAAATGAGCAATCTTCTAATTATTATTTGGATGCAGAAACTGCAGAGTATGCGGAAATGCTTCGTACTCGTCCAGAAATGCGTATGTTATTCTCCGCATCTCGTGGTATCTCTAAGGAGGATATGGAAAAAGCTGTAGAATATATAGAATTACTCAAACTTAAACACAAATAAACTTATAATGGGGGATGTTAGAGAGTGATTGTTAATATTATTGAGTGTGATATTCCTAATGTTAAGGCTGTGTCATCTGTTGGGGAAGATGAAGGTGTACACAACATTTATATTCGCAAAAATATGTCTTTTGAAGATATGCGTAATGAAGTAAAGCATGAATTACTGCATATCATTAATGACGATTTTCATATAGATCATCATGTTAATTTAATTGAACATATGGTAAGGCGCAAAGAACTTACTGATGATTTATTAGAGAATATAGAATTTTATCATCACTATATTTAATTATTAGGGGGAATTATTATGTTTTCATTTTTAAAATCAGTGCTAAGTTCTTTTACACCTAAGTCAGAAATTCGACTTAATCCGATTACTATTGATGCATTACAAACAGATATTTCTAATACTATTTCAGAACATGTAGACTATGAGCCATATATGCTTACTGCTGAACAGTTGTTTGAGTTGTTAAATATGATAAATGAGCCTACTATTTCTCTTTCATCATCAAACACAAAACAATCTTATTTTGATACTGAAGGCTATCTAAATAAAGTAGATGCATATAATGATAAGATTGATGATATATTGAATGATATTAGTGACCAATCTGATATTACAAAAATTAAAAAGAAAATTGATACATTGCAATCTACGCTTACTAAATTCAAAGAGTTTTTATATTCTCGTGGTGAGTTTGGCAAAAAGGAATATCTATCTTTGCATGATAGCGACTTCAATGATGCACGTGATCAATTAAAAGATATTCTATTAACAGACTATCCTTTTAATCGATTATCTAAATAATGACAAAAAAATAAGCCCCCACCGCAGTGAGGGCCATTAAAACTACATACCTTAGAGGTATTTCATTTTTACTCCACCATTATTATACCATACCTCTAAGGCTTATTTTCTATACCATTTTAGCCTAGGAGGTATTTTTTAATGTGGGTTGAAACTATAACCACTAAATCTGGTATTACTAAATATAAATTTCAAGAACGCTATACAGATACATACAGTGGCAAAACAAAAAGAGTATCCGTTACTTATACTTCTAACAGTAGGCAAGCATACAAGCTTGCACAGGCTGAATTACAAAAGAAAATTGACTTGGCCACTAATACAGACATTGCCAAGGATATGACATTGAATGATGTTATATCTGAATATTTAGAGTCAAAGCGTGCGTTTAGAAAATCATCTACTCAATATAGTATGGATAATTTACATAAGCAGGTTATTAAATGGTTCCCTGCTGATATATTATTATCTAAGTTATCCCCTTACATTATCCAAAGTACCTTTGATAAATTCGCCTGCCAATATTCATATAACTATACTAAGCTTGCTCTTAGTCTTATTAGGCAATCATTGAAGTATGCAAGGCGCATGGAGTACATTCGTGATATTTCATTCTTAGATAATATTGAACTACAAAAGCCTGTGGCTAATGTAGATCATGTTAAAAAGCAGCGTTCTAAATTTCTAACTAAGGACGAACTAAAAGATTTGCTTACACAATTAGATAAAATTAATCATCATGTATCCCTCTTATGTGAATTTCAATCTTTAACTGGTCTTAGGTTTGGTGAAATGGTTGCCCTACGCACTCAAGACTATGACATTGAAAATGCTGAAATTGATATAAACGCTACTCTGTCTAATCGTGGTAGCTTTGCAGATGCATCTATGCGTTTACCCCCAAAGAATGTTCATTCTATCCGTAAAGTAAAGCTAGATGCCAGGGCAGCACAAATCATTAATCATTTTATTACTGCTAATCAAGCAAGGCGCTTATGGAAGTCAAAGTTTGTTGACCTAGGATATATATTTGTAACAGACGGTGGCTTGCCATATGATCTACACTATGTAAATAGGACTATAAAAAAACTTGGTTTTCATAAACCAGTAAGTACACATACATTTAGACATACTCATATATCTATTCTTGCAGAGTCCAATGTTCCTTTAAAAGCAATTATGGAACGTGTTGGTCACAATGAGCCACGTACTACACTTGCTATATATACTCATGTAACAGATGAAATGAAACAGGAAGTAAATGCAGCAATTACTAATATGGGTAAAGTACTTGCAAATAAATAAAAAATGAGCCACCGCATCATGTGCAGTGGCTTTTTTCAACCCTCATATAAAAGGGGCAAATATTGGTTTTTAAAAGGGGCAATAAAGGGGCAAATTGTTGTTACAATGCGTTACAATTTGTTACTCTTTATCTCTCAAATATCCTTGTAATTACTTTATCTGTTACAGTTTGTTACAATTCGTTACAATCTGTTAATCAGTAAGTAGAAATGGTGCGGATTGAGGGCTTATATTCAACACTCTGCACGATTACTATATTATTTAAACTCTACATTTTTAAAAGTGGCAAATAAGGGGCAAACGTTATTTTTTATGCCCCTATGTAAAAAGCCCCACATCAGATCATGTTATTAGAATATTTGTTTTGTTATGAATTAGCGCCCTCTTTACCATATAGCCTTTCCATTCCTTGCCTTGTTACAAGCCACATTTTCCCAGACTTTCTAAATTCGCCTTCTTTAAATCCATTCTTTACACGTCCTCTACAATTCTGTTTCAATGCATCAGCAGTAACAGTCCACCGTTCTGCCGCCTCTTGCGTTGTCATTACATCATCTAGTTTCATTATAGTACTCCTAATATTACTAATAAATTATAGACAGATAATATAAAGGCAATAATACTAATTATTAAAGTTAGTCTTGAAATCATATGTCTGCCATTGGTATAATAGTTAGGAAGATTGGGGCTCTTTCGAGCCCCTGTGGTTACTGATTTAATAACTGTTTTATCGCGATTGCTAGTTGGATAAGTGCGGTTATTAACTGTAGCCACTTTTTTATTATCTTCCTTAACTTCTTCAACGGCTTCACCTCCTTCCCTATGTCTATATTATACCCTTTATCGTGTATAAAGTCAAGTATTTATTTTGATTTTTACAAACAAAAAAGAGCCTACCAACATAGATTTATTCTAGGTTAGTAGGCTCTTTTATTTATAGTTGCGTGTATCCACCATTACACGCTATGGAGATAAACTGGATCACTTCCTTAATGTTTGAACGCTACCCCTATAATTGCACCACCACTTAACACTTGTGATATATTTCGTTGCATCCGCAAGCGTTTAATGGTTTTCTTGTCGTTCTCTATTTGCCCTTTCAATTCGGTCAAAGAGTTCTGCATTTCGTTTAATGTAATCTCTTGCTTCATTGATTGAAGCTTTGCTTGTGTCAATTCGTTCTCCAATTTGTTGATTGTATTGTGTGCTTCGGTCAACTCGTTCTTTTGCTTCATGACTAAGTTCTGTGCTTCTGTCAATGGAACGCTGGATGCTTCGATTAAGTTCAAGGCTTTCTCGTTGTTGGCTTTCAATTCGTTCCACTGTGTTAAGGGTATTGTTATCGTTGCTTCCTGTTGGTTCATGGAAGATGTACCAGATGCAAAAGATAGAGATGAACACAATAATACCGATAACAGCATAACGATAGTTAATACCATTAATTGTAGTTTTGACTTTCTCATACATATTTACCCCCTAATACATATAATTAACATCTACTTCTGCGCCTGCTACATATCCACTGTCACTGTATTGCCAAATCTTAACATCTGGATAATCACATTCTGTTGAGCCATATTGTGCGCACCATACAGGAACGCTTGGCATCTGACTATATGCATATGTTTCATCCCACAATAAGGAATACCCACTATAGATGCCCACATTATTAAATCCTGCTTGCCATAATCTATTTACAAATCTACTCATGCAGTTAGTCATGTCTTGAGATGTAAGTGCGCCAGCATTAATATATGCACGTAATTGAGTGTGTTCTTCATAGTCATACCAAATACCAGCTTGTAGATGCCAATCAGTATATCCATATGCATTTAATGTATTGATTACCCATTCTGCTTCTTGTACGGCTGTTGCTTCTGTGTACGCATGGCTAAAATAATATACCCCTACATCTAAGCCTGCTTCTAATGCTGCAGTAATGTGTTCTTCAAAATATTCATCTACATTATATGCTTCACCTAACTTAATAATTACAAAGTCATTGCCCTCTGCTTTAGCTTGCTCCATTCGTTCAAGGTTGAAGTAAGGATTGTCGTTATAATCTTCTTGCCATGCTGAAATATCAAACCCTTTTCTCACTTTTTATCACTCCTTTCTGTAATATTTTGTAATGGTGGTATTTTTGGTTGTTCCTCTAATTTATCTGGTATTCCGTTTCCGTCCTTATCAATCCACAATGCAAGGAAGCCTACAAGTGCAGTTAGAACAGAAGGTATGAATATATGATCTATGATATTAATGCCTACATTAATCAATTTATTCATATCATCTGAAACATGTCCTTGACTGAATACCATTACATATTCTGCTACTACCAATAAAATAGGCACTAGCATTGTTAGTACTAGCGTCCTTGTTGCCCACATCCCTGTTGGATGAATATTGGCTATCTTTATAGAATTGTATGATCTTTTAATTGTATTGATGAGATTTGGCGGTATGTTCATGTAGTTCCTCCTTTATATCATCAACACGTACTTCTAATGCTTCAACCTTTGCAGATAGTAATACTTGCTTGCTTTCTGCTTTAATTCTCTCTGCACGTGATAATTTAATTTCATCTTTCAAATCTTTTAGTGTATCAGTAAGAACACCCCATTTTTCTTGAAAGATAAGATTATCTTGCATCCGTTGTGAGTCTAATTGTTGTAACAACGGAATAATCAATAATCTATATCCGGCACCTGCAACCACACCTACAATTGTAAGAGTGGTTAAGATGTCGTTCAACTCAAACTGCCAAGTCCACATCTATTACACCTTTCTCCAATAACCAATAATATCAATAATATACCGCATGTTCGCTGGCACACCCCAGCCCTTAATTATACGACTATTTCGTTCAACATAAATGCTATTGTTACTTGCATCAACGCTTCTTTCAATTAGCCGTACAGCAACCGGTGCATTCGGTGGGAGCGATGCGACCATATTGCCATTACCGGAAGCTGTTTTTAATTTAAAATCAAAATGCAAGTATCCCCAGCCTGTTAATGGGTCAAATGCCAAGTACCCTCTATCAGCACCAGGATTACTGGCTATAGCGTTTCCCCATACAACTTCATATATTTCGATTGGTTGTGAAGTTACTTGTCCGCCACCGCTTCCAGGGTCTCCTTTAGGTCCTCTTAATGCCAGTAATTGTTCTGCCGTAAAATCAGAATATCTAAATGGTTCGCCTTTATCACCCTTTGGCCCTTTAAGTGCATTAAGTTGGTCTTGCGTGAAGTCAGAATATTTGAACGGCTCACCTTTAGGCCCTGGTGGACCTTGTGTACTTGATGCATACTGATTAATTTCTGTTTTCTTCACATACTCACTTAATTCAGATTTTTGAGCGAAGGACTTCCCCTCTAATTTATTTACGTAACGACTAGAAGCATCACCAGGTGTTAATGCATATTGAGCAATCTCATTTTTCTTAATAAAAGTACCTAAATCATTCTTATAGGCGAATGTTTGAGTAGCCCAGCCCTTTTGAGCATAATTATTAACCGCATCTGTGTTAGATAAATAATTACTTAACTCTGTTTTCAGTGCGTACTTAATGTCGCCTATCATAGTTAGGTAATTTCTTATATCTACTTTTTTTAGATAAAGATTGTCGGCTTCCTGTTTAGTTGCATATGCTGATAAATCTACATTAGCACCAGTGCCTGGAGGCCCAGGCGGTCCTTGTTCACCTCTAGGGCCTTTTAAATTCTCTAATTGTTCTTGTGTGAACATATCATAAGTAAATGGCTTTCCGTCTTTACCTGGTGGGCCTTGAATACCCTGTAAACCTTGTTCGCCGTTTAGTCCGTCAATACCATTCTTACCAGGTTCGCCCTTTGGACCTGGAGGGCCAGGAGGCCCTTGCTCTCCTGGTTCACCCTTCGGCCCTTGCAATTTAATAATTTGGGTATTATCTTTGACAACGATTTTATCATCATCATTAGACTTTATATGAATATTTTCATCACTCATATTATTTCCCCCTATTACTGATGCCTTCAGCTATTGTTATTTCACCTTTTATCAGACATTTAACAGGCTTTTCGCCACTCCATAGGAATAAATCCCAATAGTACTTACCATAGTCCAATGTGTTGGTATCCAAGGATAAGATGATTTTACTTAACTCATCACCTTCTAACCCCTCTTGGGATACTGCCACATCAAACTTTGCCTTGTACTCCTCATCAGTTGGATATTTTCTAACACATGCAAATAGGCTTTCACTATCTACTGCATTTGTATATCCAACATTTAGAGTGATTGCTTCGCCTTTAATGACATTAAAGTTGTGTTGGACTGGTAACATCCGCATCATCCTCTTCCAAATCCATTAGATCATTATGAATACAACCCTCTGTATGGCAAGTGCCATTTTCATTTAAAGTGGCCCAACAATATTCACAAAAACGCATTACAGGTACATTACTTTTAATTTCTTCCATTATTTCACCGCCTTAATTTTAGCAACCATTTCAGCTTGTAAAGTTTTATATTGTGCTTGCAAATCACTAATATCTGCATTAGCTAAACGTCTACGCAATACAGCTTTATCAAGTGCATCAAATCGTTTATCATAGTAATTTTTGATTTCTGCAATTTGTTCAGCCTTAGTTGGTTCTTTTGGTTGTGGTACAACAAACTCACCATTTACATATAACTTGCCTTTCATAAATTCATCAAGCATTGCATCACCATCAGCAGAGTAAATATAATCCGCTGCATCTGGCCACTCTTTTTTAGCATGATCTAGTAATTCATCTTTGCTAATCATATTGTCAACAAAAGATGTAATGCGTTCACCTTGTTCATTTAATACAAATACATATTGGTTCATGTGTTTTCTCCTTCTGTTATGCCATGCCTAATGCAAACCAATAATATGATGCTGCATATCTATCACTTGCCACAAATACTGCTTTTGTATTGCTACTTTCGTTGGCAGAATTTGCAAAGTACCTAGGAGTGTCTGAGCCAGTCCAGTATGCATCAATAGCATTAGCCATAAACAATGTAGTAAATCTAATTGGGAATGCAACTTCTGTTTTCGTTACATTATCTTGCCCGCCAATTCCCCATTGGATAGCAAACCCATTAGCAAACTTTACATATCCGCCATTGCCAGTTAGTTTAGATGCTACAATAGCACCTTGCCCTAATAGACTTTTTAGTGTTGATAAATTAAGCACTTTATTAGTATCACTATCATTGTAATTAGAGGTAATAAAATCAATTATTTTAGATGTATTATCACCTTTAATGAATGACATGCCACTATTAGTTTTGTTTACATCTTTGAAATAGCCACCAGATGTAATTGAAACATATCTATCCAATTCACCTTTAGTAACAAATGTACTATCTGACATATTAATAGTAATGTTTTTAGCATTACCAATTACTGTTCTGATTTTATAAATTTCACTATCAATTGGTGTTGTCTTGTCTGGAACATACCCTACATTGTTTCCGCCGTTTGTATAGCTATATAACATTTCTGTTTTGCCATCAACTTTTGCATATAGGCCAACCTCACGTGGGAAGAAGCCTACATTTAAAGTATTGTTGGATAATGTAGCAGTAATTAAGTATTGACCGTTACCCTCATTTACACCGCTTATTACTGGCAATTCCATTTTAGGAGAAATTACAGAAGTCATATCATTAAAATTACGACCTGTAGCATCTCCATCACCTACTACTACACGTGTGAAAATTAAATTCTTACGTGTTGCTACACTTTCGGCAATCATTGCCAATCCGTTTTTAGTAACCACATTTTGTGGATATTGACTAGGCATTATTTACCCCCTTAACAATTAATACGATTAATTACATTAGCTTTAGTGATATACACACCAGCCACTATAGATGCATCTTCTAATGTTGAATTAAATCCAACCATAGGATTAATAGTTGTTGTTTCAAACGTAGTAACAATGCTACCAGCATATAATTCAGTATCAACGCTATGTACATCATTAATACTTAATCCAATATGTGAAGGTTTAACTACAATCAAGTTGCTTCTAATTTGTGGTATAGCATATACAAAGGATGAGTTGTTAAACTCTAACTTTAATACACCATCTTCAAACTGAACATCTACATCATCAAGAACGAATGTTTTAACGATTGCCCTAATTCTATCTAGCGTACACTTGCCGTTATTATTCCATAGCATTTGTACTATGGCTCTACGTTGTTCAATCGAGCCATCACCTTTGATACCTAAATCTTTTTCGTAAACCTTTAAACCACGTTCACCTACCGCATCAAAGAAGCCATTATCTAGTAACACATCTAGTAGTTCATCTATATCTTGTAACTGCAATCCTGCTGCTTGATATAATTCACGAACCCACGGATCATTACGATACATCTTATTAATGGCTCTTAGTGCATATTCTTTAAAATCAGTATTAGTCATTTAAAGCCACGCTAACTGTACCCAATACGGCAACTTGTTCATTTGTTAGATTAATTTTAGTTGTCTGACCATTTACAGTTACACTTTCATAGTCGGTAACACCAACATTATCAATGATAATGTTACTAATCTGTGCAACTGATACATAGTTTTGTTTAAAGGCTATCTTCTTTAGGTAAGCAGTTACGGCTTCGGTAATGTCATTTGTAATAGTGGATTTAGTTGCAGATGTAGTGTGTTGTACACCTCTTACATCAATATTGATAGGCACCTCTGTAGCACTAACAACAGTACAATGTGCCCCTATTGGTGCTTGACCCTCACCAATACCTTTGCTTTCTGGGTCTATGTAATCTTGTACTCTTTTAACTAAATCTTTACTAGCAGCCTTTCTGTCAGAGTTGATGATAACTACTTTAACAGTATTGTTACCATTCCATAACCCTATTACATTAGCTTCGCCTACACCTTCTACTTCTTTGGCCCATTGCTTATAGTGGTAATCATTGCCACTCGTAGCTGGTTCTCTTAATTCTTCATAGTAGCGCTCACGCAAATCATCGTCTGTTTCCTCATTTTCGCCACCTTTTGCAGCATCATCATTGATTACTGCATTGATACCAGCAATAGTAATAGGCATTTGCGTTATTGTACCTTTAGGCACATTACCAACCGCACCAGCTTTAGTGCATCTGATTTTAATGATAGAGTTATCTACCACATCCTTGTTTTCTAGCGACTCATATTGAATACCGCTTTCACTTTCAAATAAATCGCCCTCATGGATAGTGCCGTTACCATCTACAATACGTAGGTTACATACTGCCTTAGTTGCTAACTTTCGTTGCGTTCCTTTGCGTTGAAATACTACCCTTGTTAGTTCATCACCTGTTAAGTTATCCACGTTTTGTTTGCGTTCAATTTCTTCCGCCTTTTTCCACAGTTCAAGTAAAGCAAACGCTTCACCTCTTGTTATGTCATACGTTGGAAAGCCTTCTGTTTTCTGATACGCATCGTCAATGTTTTCAAGCATCGTATTATGGATGCTATCAACACTATAATTCGAATTCATGTTCTATCTTCACCTCTTCCCCTGTATTAGTAACTACTGTGAAATAAAAAATACCAGCGTTGAATTGCCAATCTTTGACAACTACAACACATGGTACTTTGTTCATGATACCTTCGGTTATTCTTCTTTTTATTTCAGATACTTTATATGCTCTCGGCAATCTGTACCCTAACAGCTTAGTTAGATCTAACCCAAAGCTATCACTATAGATTAAGTATTTCTTCATTTCAGTACGAATAAATAACTCAATCCATTGTTTAATTGCATCAATCTGTGTATCTTCTACATTGCGACCATCCTCAAATACAAAACGATGTGTTTTATAGTCGAATTTAAATGACCGCCCCACTTTATGTTGTGCGTTTGTAGCCGTTTTAGTAGATTGAATGGAATTGGTGAAGTTGTAATCTGTAGGAAACATCATACCCCCTCTTTCACAATATCAACGATAAAGAAATGTTGCTCGTTTTCATCTGGAATAACGAGTACTTTATCGCCAGCTTTCCATAATTCATCAAGCACTATCTTACCTTCGCCCTGTGCATCGTAATCAGTTTTAGGCCCCGCTGGGCACCCTTTGTGTGTTATTTTGCCACTATGTCGATAAGAGTAGGTAGTGATATGGTGAATTAACTGAAAGCATACATATCCATTAGATGCATCTATCATAAACTTCCCATCTTTGATAGCTACCTTCCATGGTGAAGTGCTGATAACCTCTCCAAGGCAAGCACCTATCCGTATAGGGTTAGTTCTATCTTTAAACATAGAAGCCATCTGACTGTGCCATTCTTCCATATATACCCCCTTATGACATTCTAATTACTTTAGATGGTGCTTCGTTTGTGTGCCATGCGTTATTAGCATCAGAATAAAATTTAGCGTGTCCTTCGCTACTACTATTACCAAACGCACCACCAGCACCATCAGATATTACAACATGGTCATTATTGCCATATACAAGTAGGTCGCCTTTCTTAGCATAGCCGTCAAAGGCTTCTACCTTATACCCAGCACTTTGAGCATTATTAACTAATGTATCTACATTAGCCGTACCAATATCCGCTTGTTGCTTCAAGAATGGACTGTAATATGAACCAGCCTTAACTGCCACATCCACGCACCCATTATCACGATATACGCTCTGATATCCGTTGAGTGCGTTCATACCAGCATCAACTTGCGTTGCATTAGCAGTACTATTAGTTGCATTAGGTGTAACAGTTGTAGTAGTGCTAGTTGCGTACTTGCTTGTATCAAGTTCTTTCGTTACACGTTTTAGATCTAATGTCATAGTATGATTAACTCCATAATTATGCTTGCAGTTTTCTACTATGAATTTATCATGTATATCTACTGTGTAATCATCAATTATAATAATGCGACCACTCCTTACTGTATCATCACCTAATAATGTTAGGTTTAACTTTTCAGCTACCTTATTAGTATCTTGAATAGTCTTTTTAGCAATTTGAGCAGTCTGTGCTTGCTTTTTGTTATCAACTTTTACTATCTTCTTGATTAAGCCATATTTCTTGATGCTTTCATCATCTTGAATAGTAGACTTAACAGATGTACTCTTTTCTTTTTGAGATATAGCTACAATGCTATTACGCATATCTTCCATGCTTAAATCTCTTGAGTAATTGTTGATGGGTTGAGTGATAACCTTATCTAGCACTAAATCCTTGTAGTCCTCAACGTGTACCTTACCATCTCGATATTCAAGGCGGTATTTATAGCCTGTTTCTTCTGTGGCTTGCTTAATAATATCCTTGATAACATCAGATACTGTTTCACCTTGATATATCTTCTTGATATTCGTCTTAATATCAGCCACATTACCTAAAGGCACGTTATTCTCACTGCACACCTTTTTGATAGCTTCAAGGCCACTAACACCATTGAATTGAATTTCTATCTCTGATTTGTTGAGATAAAAACAGTAATCAAAGCAAGTATAACTATATTTATTAGAACCGCTTTGTTTTTCTGCCACCACAATTCCTTGAAATACTACTTGCTCTTGTTGTTCTTCGTTAAGTTGCGTTGTAGCGCTCTTATTATTGTTGCTTAATTGGTTACTAAACTCAATCTTTCCACCAATAGCAAGCCGTGTACCCATAAGGTTAAAATCAAAAGGGTTATCTGCTAAATCAAAGGTAAATTCTTGACCTAATGTATCAATACCATCTGACCTTTGATAGTTATTTGTGTAGGCGGTAATTTCACGAGTTTCAGTAACATCTTTACCATCTTTGTCTTTAGTTGTGTTTGTATACTGTAGCTTCATTTCTTAACCGCCTTACTATCAGTAGCCTTTGTATCTGTAGCCTTGTTTTCGCCACCAGTCGAAGATTGAGCAGTAGTTGATGTATTAGTATATACGTACTCTTCAATACCTATTGTGGCTTTAATATCGCCAATTTTGTCATATGTGTAAGATAGATCATTAATGACACATGGCATATTAAGGATTTCATTGCCATCAGACTGAATAATACATATCCGCATCACGGCTTTCATCTGCCGTTGTGCTTGAAAGAATTGCAAGCATTGTAACCCATCTGTACCATTACCACGAATAAAAGAGTAATCCTTATTCACAGGCAATAGGATATTATCTAGGCTTAGTGTTCGTAACCCTAAAGGTCCTATAAGTTTAATATCACCTCTAAGGCCATTAAAGGTTTCATTAGCTTGTGGTTCACTAATCGTAGGTAAAGGGTTAGGCACTACAGGCAATGTGATGTATTCATCTGTCAATTCAGAGTGAAATACGATATCTGTAGTTGGTTTTCGTTCGGCATAATCTAAAATCTTACCGACTAAACCATGTGAAATCTTATCTGCAAACTTAGTAGCACGTGTTACTGCTAACTTTTGCAAGTCCGCTTGTTTCGTCATTAAGCGTTGTTTCATTACGCTTTTAGCGTTGTCTTGAAAGCTCATTTCACACCCCCTACATATTACCCATAGCTAACATTACTTTATCTGTAACGTGTCTACCGCACGCATCCATGAAATCTTCATTACCAATCACATTTCCTTGTACTGTTACATTGACTGTTACATTACCACGGCCACTTGCTAATTGTTTCATGCTTTCATCGTGTGGAATGACTTGTGAACCATTCGGTAGATTGATAATTTCGCCACGTTGATTTTCGTTGACATATGTCGCTCCACCTTTCCAGTACTCAGTACCAGTTGCATTATGTTCACCAGTTACACGGCCTATAGTATTGTTATATAGCCATGCTCCACCCTCTTTGATAGCATCGATTTTTTCACCAGCCCATTGCAATTTGTCTTGAACCCAGCCAAGCACATCTTGTGCAATAGACTTGATAATTCCAAAGTAACCATTAAAGATTTGGACTAACCCACTAAAGGCCATATCCCAGTTACCAGTAAATACACCAACAAGAAAATCAATAATACCATTGAAGATTTGCATAACACCATCAAGGATAGGACCCATGATTTCCATGAAGCGGTTATAAATAGGTGTAACAACCTCTATAACACCATTTACAAATTCAGTACATCCACTTACTAAGCTATCCCATAATTCACTAGCATAGCTTGAAATAGCATCCCATACTCCTATTGCTACCTCTTTTACTGTATCCCAGTTATAGATCAATAACGCAATAGCAGCTATCACGGCATATAATGCAAACACCATAGGATTTGCAATCATTAGCATATTCAATACTCTTACAATTTTGACTACAGTCATAAAGCCACTGAATATAGATAACAATATAGGTAAGATGCTAGATATTACATTAAAAGCAACAAACCCAGCTACAACTACTTTAAGAACAGGTACTAAGAACCCAAGATTGTCAACACACCACTTAATAGCACTACCTAAAGTGGATAAAACGCTTTTAACTACGTTCATACCTTCTGTTAGATTTGTCTTAATGGTTTCTTTGTTTTCTGTAATAACCTGTGCTATCCATGTAAACGCACCGCTAAACAGTCCAAATATGTCTTGTATTACAGGTGCGACCACAGGCATGATAGTACTTACCATATCAATAAAGGCTTTTTGCATAGGCAATAAGCCCTTACCAATCGTAGCCATTAATGCTGCCTGTTGGTTCTTCATGCGTTTGAGTTGCCCATCTGGTGTATTGGCTAGTATCTCATTCTGTTTAGAGAATGTACCATTAACGATTTCATTAATAGTAGCTAATCGTTCGGCTTCTGTACCATTCTTGATAATTAGCTTTTGTGCTTCTGTTAAAGGTATCTTCATCTTAGTCAAGCCAGCTACATCACCATTGAACGCTCTGCCGATTGCTTGCGAAGCCAACTGTGCATCTTCTGCCGTAGCATTAATACCAAATTTACCAGCTACTAAATTAGTTAAGGCTTCTGATAGTCCGTCCACCTTATCAACAGGAACATTCCATTTATTTAACTCTTGATAACCAGCACGAATAGTACCAGCAGATATAACCCCTACTTGACCCCATTTAGATGCATACTCATTTAATTGCTTTTGTGCAGCATCTAGCGACTGTGCTGATTTATCATACAAGGAATTGTTATTAGCCAAGCTATTACGCAATAATGTTTGAGATAGTTCCGCACTTTTTGCTACATCAAGTGCTTTCTTACCATAGTCAACGATTGCACCAACACTAGCGAACGCACCCAAGCCTGACATTGCTAATCCCATCTTACCGATGCTACCAGCAATACCTAAGAATTTGTTATTAATTCCGTTACCAAAATTACTTAACTTATTCTTCATGGCTACCATCTTACGTTCTGTGTCTTTGGCACTATCCCCAGCCTTTTTCATAGGTGCAGTAAATTGGTCTTTAAGACTAAGTAATACGTTAATACTTTTAGCCATTATTGCCCCTTTCTAAATCTTCCATATCCAATTCAAAGCACGCACTATAAAACGTGCGTTCTAATGGATCTAATGCAAGTAACGAGGATAATGTATGGCCTTTTTGCATATAATAGCGGAACATTGTTAGTTCCCTGTCCGCCCTTATTGCTTTTTTACATCTTCAACAGGATTTGCAATACCATACATACCCAAGATAGCTTCACCCAATGCAGTAATATCTTCCACGCTATCATTTAGCACTTTATACACTACATCTGTAGGTTCAGCACATTCATATTTTGCTTGTAATTCTTTATTCTTAAATAAAGGAACGCAAGCATAGATGAGTTGTACCATTGCATCCATTACAGTTGATAGCGTTGCATCTTGTTTTATGTCATCCATAATACGCAATACTGTTGGTAATGGTTGATGAATTACAGTTAACTCACCGCCTAAACCTTTTACATATACATCTTTAGATTGAAAACCCTCTTGCATATTGCGGTTAAGCAAATCTTCAAGTTGTAATTTAGCCATATTTTATCCACCTCACATTAAAAGGAAAGGCGATGCATTAAGCACCGCCCATATATTAAAGAATTAAGTCTAAGTAGTTGTAATCAGCAAATTTGAAAGGATAGCTTTCTTCTTGTACCTTTTTGTTTTCAAAACCATGTGTTAATTCATCCAAAGTAACACCAGTTAATTCAATACGTTCAGCACCATTTACATCTGGGTCTGTTAATTTAGATACAATCTTAATGTCTGGTACACTACCATTTTTAATTTTACCTGCAATCTTTTGTGCTACACGGCTATCGATTTTATGAAGTACTAATGTACCAGCACCTTCAAAACCTACCAAGCGTTGATGAACACCCATTTCACCATTGATATCTACCGCTTCATATTTAAGGGAGATTTTAGCTTCAAAAGATTTAACATTTGCATATAATTCGCCGTCAATCCATACCTTACCAAACTGGCCACGCAAGATTTGATTATGGATTTCTTTATTGTTCGCCATACTTTACCCCCTTATTCCATAGTAATTTGGAAGGACAAATCTTCCATAGCATCCAAGATTTTAACTTTAGCAGCAACGAATACAGTAGATTTGAAAGACATTTCTTTAACTTTCGCTTCATCCCAATCTTCTGCTTCTGTTTTACCAACAGATAACCATGCTTGTCTTTGGTTTTCTGTGTCCACGAACGCTCTATTGTCATATTCTGGATCTAAGATTTCACCATTAACTACTTTAGTTAAGGACTTGAAATAAGAGTTTACAGAAGAAATAAACAAGTATTGGTTATCCAAATGATTTTTATACTTGCCCACATAGTACTTTTTAAATGTGGAGTATAAATCTTCTTGAATTAAATCCATACTTTCAACAATAATGATTTTACGCATATCTTCTGTATCAGTAGATGTGAATGTAGTCAATGTATTGACACCACGACCCACACGCACTACGTTATCTTCATCATCATTGATAAGAAGTAACCAGCCTTCATCAGTCCACTTATTTACATCTTTTTCTGCAGTAACATAAGAGTTATCCACATAGTCTAAATCTTCCAATTCGTAGTATGTAATGCTGCGGTTCATTGGTAAGTTAGCCAAAATGGATGTAATACGTGGCAAATAATCAGTCATTTTAACATTAGTGCCAGCTTCCGCATCAGCTTCATGTACATATTGACCTTTCATATTTACAACGTGTTTATCATCCGCAACTGTAACATTAGCTACTACGCATTTAACCTTGCGACCTTTAGAAATAACATTACGAGATTTAGTGTAAGACACTAGTTCTGTTTGCCATTCTGCTACTGTAGTACAGGCCCAGTTATATTTAATGCGGTCTAATACTTGTTTAAGGTCTGCAAATGCAGTTGTTCTAGTTGGAACGTGTAACACTACCACTTTGTTTACGTTCACATAGAAGCAACGCTTCAACAATTTAATTGTATCGGCATTGTATTTTTTATCGGTAATGTCTGCTTCAAATTTGAATACATCATAACCAATTGTAGTTTGTTTATCGTCTTTAACGATAACTAATGCAGTACCACGTTCGGAACGTAGCACGGCAGATACCGCCTTTTGCAAGAATACGATATCAATATTTGGTAAGCCAATCGCCATATTCTGCTCCTTTTACCCATTAAAAATAGCACCCATACATTGTGGGTGCTATAACTATTCTTCCGTTGGCTCTTGCAACTCTCCGTTGACGGCCAATTTTTCCATATAAGGTGCATCTGCTTCTGGTCTGTTTTGATAGATCGTTACATCAAAGTTAGTGATATATGACATATCAGCCTTATTGATTGTTTCGACTATATCAGATGCAGTTATACTAAATCCATCAGCTACGCTAACAGGCATCGCTAACATTTCTCGCAAGCTTTCTCTTGCTTTTAGTAAGTTAAGATAGCCAATCTCACGCTTTTCATTGAAGTAGTAGATATAGATATTAAGCGTATCACCTCTTAGGATTTCGCCTATATCTTCATTGTTAAAGTCTACAACCTCAATAAAAAATGATGGTCTAGTAAATCCCTCTGAAATATCCCTATCATTAACATCACATCCTAGCAGTTCTCTGCACTTTACTGTTAATGCTTTTACTATTTCAACTGCAGTTATCACTAGCCTAAACCTTTTTCATTAAGCATCTTATCAATAAATTCTTCCGCTAACCCTTGATATTCTGACGGAAAGGCTTTAGCAGTTTTACCCATTACATTCTTCCCTCTTACAAAGGCTTCCCCGGTGTTACCAACTATTAATTTAGGTTTACCCTGTGCAGAATGACCTAGCATCACATGTCCATGTTCAACTAACCATGCGTGCGGTGCGGTATTCTTAACACGCACTTGCCACTCATCCTTACCATACTTATACGCTCTATCACGTTTAAGGCCTTTGATAAGGTTTTTAGTACCTTGTGTAGTACCGCTTTTATAGTTGTTTTTGGCATTAGCTTTTAACTTATTGCCAGCACGTTGAAGAAAATTCTTTGTATCTTTTGGAAAGTCTTTAGTCGCTAAGTCTAGCAACTCTTGAGAAAACTCACTCAAACCTTCTGTTTTAATATCAACACCCATTAGATTACAACCTCTGTAAATATTTCTAGTCGCTCTTTATTAAGGTATGGATCCATAACGTACAATATGTTATATTTCTGCCCCTCAATAATTAGCCACATATCCGGTTCAATATCATTGCGATACCTACACACAATCTTATGTGTAGTTCTAGCAAGTGTAGTTTCTGCCGTTCTACCACTTAATAGACCGCCAGTCTGTGGAATGACACCACAATGCATATTACCTATAACTGTATCAACAATAGGATATTGCCCCAATTCATTCATAGTGGTTGATTTTCTGTTAGCGTGAATTTCTGCTTGATGTTGTAATAGAGTGCTTAATCTACCTTTTCTATACATAATTTCACCTATAATAAGTTAATTGAATACTTATCTAAGATAGCTTGTGCCGTAGGATTTACCACCGCATTTTCAACGGCCGTAAACGTGCGGTTATCGTAAAATTCACCGCATAAACTCAATACCGCAATAGGCATATCCTCATAATTATCAAGTGTAGTCTTATCAGCAATACCCATATATGTCATACAATAGGAAATTGCTGCAGATAATACCATGTCTAAAATAGGTTTAGTATCGGCCGTAACATCAACACGAATATAGTTCGATACAATATCAAGATTTAACTCACTAACTTTCATGTTTACCCCTCTGTTTCAGCCTTTTTGCTTTTGGTTTTAGCTTGTTTTACAGGTTCGATGTAACCAGCTTGTAATAGATCATTGATGATTACCTCGTCTGTATACTCAACAATGCTATCAAGTGGGGCAGATACTACCCCACTATAACCAACTAACACCTTGTACTTCATGACTATTAAGCCATTGTCAATGTAGCGATGCGTTGTTCATCAACGATTTTACCGTCAACTTCAACATAACCAGCTACACCAACTGCGTATTGAGTATAGAAGCGTTCTTGTAATACAGAAATTTCAGAGTTTTCACCGCTGATTTTTGTAGCATAACCTTTAAGGTCGGCATAGATTGCAACTTTTTTCTTAGTAGCAATTGTAGGCATATTGTCAGATTCGTAAACAGGACGGCCTAACAATGTGTAGCCATAACCATTTGTTAGGTCTTTATTCAACAAGTATTCGCCTTGTGTGTTTTTCAATTTTGCACATGCTTTGAATGTTTCAGGATTCATGATGAATACACCATTACCACGATATGCTTGCGGTACTTTGAATTGAAGTTCAATCAAATCATCTGCAGTGATTGCAGTTGCACTAGCAGCAGTTACAGTGTTTTTAGCGTTCAAAAGACCTTGAATTTTAGCAGAACCATTAATCATTTCGTTTTCTAAGAATACAACGATTGCTTCTGCTACTTTAGTTACAACGTAGTTTACAATGTCAAAGCCAGCGTTATTGATTAAGGATTTGGATACTTTAGTCAATACACCTACTACATTGCCTTTCAATGTAACGGATTTGAATTTACCGCTTGTAGATTCAAGTTCTTGGAACTCACCAACATATGCACAAGTAGTTTTAGATGTGGATTCATCTTCAACTGCAAATACCAAATCACCTTTTACATCGTAGAAGTCAGAGTTTTCAATGATAGGTGCGATACGTTTAACAGTACCGATAATGCGTTCAGCAATGGTGGACGGAATCACTACACCATTATCACCTTTAGTAAGGTTTACATCTGCACGTGTTTCAGTATCAGCAAATGTAGTTTCACCACTACGCAAGAAGTTAGCGAACGCACGTTCTTCTGCCATTGCCATTGCTTTTGCATCTGTTTTAGCTGGTGTTTCATCATCAGATACAGACATCATGGAGCGTTCTTCTTTTGCAAGTTTCAATGTGTGGTCGATACCAGCCACTTCTTTACGAAGTTCTTCAAATTTGGATGTTTCTTCTTCGTTCAATTCTGCATTACAACGTAATAACAATG